CGGTCTTGGTATCTGGTTGCGTGCCACCTTCAATAGCAGCTTTCTGTGTAGCGTCGGCTAAAACATTAGCGTCTCCATAAGCACCAAGACCCCCAGAAAGTGCACCACCAACTCCGCCGTAAAGGGCAGCTTGACCTACGTCTTTACCAGTAATAGCTGCAGTAATACCAGAAATACCAGCACCAGCTAAAGCTCCAGCAGCAATACCGCCCGCCATAGAGCTACCTAAAGCAGTTCCAAGGTAAGGAGCAGCGGCACCAGCGGTAAAATAAGTAGCGGCAGCGGCGGCTACAACGGGAAGTGCGTCTTCTAAGAAACCAGCCTCAACTAAACCTGTGTCTGGGTTAATTGTAAGGGAGCCCCCTTTAGCCATAGCAAGCTGCTGTAGGCCTTTAAGTTCACGTTTTGACATGTGAACAAGCTCGGTATCGGTACCCCGACCCTTGGATTTTAGGTAGTGTGCTGTATTGTGCAGTCCCATTTTAGGCCTCACGGTTGATTATGTTGGAGTTTATCATTGTTATAGCGTAGTTGGAAGCCTAGATACAAAGGTTATTGCGCCTATTGCAGAAGGTGCCGAAGGGTGTGGATATGGGGATGTTTGAGCTGGTAAGTACTCCATGTAAACACCATCTACTGGGCCTGTTGTGTTGTAGGCTAAATCAGTAGCCCACCATAAGCCAATCTCATCCCCAGTTTGCACTTCAAACGTCACTGTAGAGTACATCAACACATAAGAAGGAACCCCAGCGCTTTTACGTGCAGGTATAGTAATTTTGCTTGCTGACCTAGGTACATCGATCCCGTTTACTTTTAGCCAGACAACTACATCGTGAGCACCATTAGCCGTATTAGCATACTGCAAACTGTAGTCAATCTTAAAAACACCGCTTTCCAAACACGTTGCTGTGTATGATGGGTTTAGCGTAAAGCCTGTGCCCGAATCCAATGTATTCCACTTAACAATAGTTGGGTCATTGTTGCCGTCAGCGTATTGGTCTGTTGTGTCTGATGCGGCAAGGTGTGGGTTTTGTATGTATTTCCCACCATCGTTTCCTAGTACTGTACCAGTTACGTTATCGACTTGGTTAAAGTAGAGCCGTAATGCGTTATTAAGTTGGTCTTGGTACTGTGCAGCATACTCTACTGGGGCAATAAGTAAGTTGGGGGCCTTAGACGGGCGAAGGGTAAAGTCTGCCATTATCTGTCAACCCAATGTAAACGTTCTAGTTCTTTACGTGCTTTCGCTGCTTCTTCTATTGATAAGCATGTTTTTGAATAAACTGATTGTTTACCTATTGTAATCTTTGCCAAAAATTTACCAGATTCTGTTTTAGAAACACCAGTTACTCCAGTTGTGCTATCTGGTCTAATGCGTACATTTCTATTTTGCGTTTTAACACCAGCCCAACGGCAGTTATTTGGTTCGTAGTTTCCGTATACATCTATGCGATCAAGGGTCTCATCGCCAACAGGCTCCCCCATAGATTCTGCAAATTTTGCGTAATCTAGCCATTCAGCACAAACAGACACCCCTTTACCGCCATATCTTGGGTAATCTTTGTCTTTTGGGTTGTTACATCTTCTAATCATTGCTCGCCATGTGTTATATGAACCTTTACCAGTACCACCATGCTTTGTTATTGTTTCCTTTAACGCACACCCGCATGAGGTTGTATTTCCTGTTACCAAACTACCAGCCACAACTATAACTTCTGCACCGCAATCACATCTACACTTCCAAAGAACTTTTTTTAGTTCATTGCGCCCTGCTTGCTCTACTACACTTAACCTACCAAAACGCTGCCCAGTACGGTCTACTAGTTTCATAAATCCTCCTTGTGGAGTCTCTATTATATAGACATTTTAAAAGACTGTACGTTCAGCGTCTGCCATCAGGTTTAATGTCAATTCGAGGAGAACCTAGTTGCCAAGCTACACCTAAATCAGCAGACTCAATCCTAAAGCTCATCTGGCGACCACGAAGACGTGTATATACCTGACCAGTAAACTCTTGAATTGCGTACGAATTTTGAACGCTGTAGTTATCTGCACTAACTACTCGTGGGTTATCTGCTGTGCCGTATGGTGTACCTGAGTTAACTCGTGGCTTAACCGTCATTGTTACCGATGGGTTGTTTGTTGTTGAACCATTAAAGTTCACGTCAGGCAAGATGCGCCATACAAACCCAAAGTTGTGTCCGTCACCAATGTCAAAGTCAGAGGATTGAATATACGCAGTAAATGGCACTGGGGTTAACCCTGACCCATCACAGCAGCCGTTCTCATGGTACAAAATGCGGTTGTCGTAGTTAGCAGCCATAGGATATGGGCGCAATCCAGAATCTAACCAAGCGGTTCTAGCTAAAGAACCGTAATACCAAACCCTCTCTACATAGTTATAGACAACATACTTGTCAACCACGTTAGAGTTCTGAGAACAGTAATACCACCAGACTTCATTAAAGCCTTCGTTAGACCCAGCAAATACTTGGAACGCTTGGTCTTTATTGAGATCATCAAATATGTACTGCCATAGAGTGCAGTTTAGCGTTTCTACACGGCCTGTATATACGAAGAATTTATCGGTACCCATCCAGTAAGTCACGTTATTAACCGTAATAGATGCGTTGGGTGACATGATGGAGATGTTGTCTTGCAGCAGTTGGAAGCCCCAAACGTAAGGAGGTCCAAGGTACTGCATAGAATAAATAGCCGCATCAGACCAAACCAAAATCTCTTGACGGGTTGATCGTGCGCACATAATGTACGAACCAACGTTTACACGATATTCACCAGACTGATTTGTTGCTTGAGGTACCCATTCAAATGGGTTTTCTTGGTCAGACCAGCGAACTAAAAGCGGATCAAACGGGGTATCTGGGTCTAGTGGGTCGTAAGAATTAGAACCAAAAGCAATAGCAAAACGTTGAATGGAGGAACCAATAACTTGATTAGTGTTGTTTGGCACGAATTGCCCAGCGTAACCCGCAGCTGTAGATACGTCATTTAATAACTCTGCACGAACAGAAATACCTGTAGTTGCATCCCAGTAGTAAATAGAACCACCACGAGGCGCAATCAATAGGTCTTCACCAAAGTTGTCATTAGTCCACAAACGTAACTGCTGCCCAATACCAACATCAGCCGCTTCACCCCAACCACGATCAGGTGCTACAGGAATAGATACAGTAACCGCACCGCCAGAAGCAGCAGTCGATGTTGTTAGGTAAGTGTTTGAACCAATAATAGTAGAAATGGTGTAAGTGTTTAGACCAGTAACGGTTACAGGGAACGCTTTTTGTAGTGGCAATCTGTTAATACCGCATGGATTAGAAGCAATACTCACAAAGTAAACATAGTCCCCAGTGGTTAAACCGTGAGCTGTTTGGGTAACAGTAAGCGTAGAAACGCCAACACCCGCTGCTGTAAATGGGTTAGTTAACGTGTAGTTAACATAAGAAGGCCACGTGCCAGCACCCCAACCAGTACCCTGAATGTATATATCCAGACCTGTATTGATTTGGAAAGCCATTGTTATTGCTATACCACCGCCTGTAGCAGTAGATGTTGCGTTGCTAGTTACAGTAAATGTAAAAGTATCTAGGTCAACATAGGTAATTTGATGTTCGCTATTTAACTCAGCGGCAGTTATACCGCCTACATCTACTGCACCACTAATGGTTACGAAATCCCCAGAAATACCACCGTAGTTAGCATAGTTAACTGTAATGACATTAGAGCCACTTGTCGTGGTTATGCAGTTATCTGTTGTTGGGGTAGAAGCATGGGTAAATGTTGCCCTGATTGGCGTAATGTCGTTATAGTCACCGCCCTGTTCTATGTAGTACTTTAAGTTAGTGCCTACACCCAGAAGGTTTGCGCCATTTAGCGTAACCCAGTTCCACAAAGCACGGCAGATACCTAAGAAAGTACTATTAGAAAGACGTGCCCAGCCACCAATCTTCTCAGGAAAGCCTGAACGAAAGCGAACCTTGTCACACTCAAACCAACCGCCTTCACCAGAGTAGTTTGTCTGGTCTTTGTTAATGCCTGGTCTGAACTGTAGTTTTTGTAATGGCATGGGGGTTTACCCTAGGAAAAGTTTCTTGTGCCCTGCTTATCAATGATAAGTGTTTGGCCCCGTGGTGTCATCTCTTTTGTGTTCGGTATGGATATATGTGTCCACCCACCAGCTTTAGTTTCTGGGTTATAAAACTCACGAATAAGTTGGTCAAACTGAATATCAGACGCAATAATCGCACGGCATACTTCATCAGGGGTCATACCTGGCACACGAATATCTGCAGCGCAACCAAGACGGTGTTGTGACGTGTCTTTAGAACCTACTCCGTCATTAACTTTTTTAGAACGAAACGCTGAGTTAATCAGGATAGGCTTATTTAATATCTTACGCACTTGCTCTAGCATTAGCGCCAAACGCTCTAAGTTTGCAGTCTCGGCCTCGTTAGGGGTGTTGTCCCAGCCATTACGTGCAGCGGTCTCAGAAGCAGTAAGTTCTTCTAGCGTAAAGTGTTCAGTTAGCTTTGTCATTCTTTAGCTCCGCAATAGTTTCTTTTTCTTTAGCCTTCATGTCCATGATCTTCTCTAGTGTGCGGCCACCAAAATAAAAGCTCATAATTAACATACCCCACTGACCTAGCAATTCTACGTAGGCTTTATTAGTTTCAAGGTCAAATGCAGACATCATGGCGAACACAAAGTAACCAGCCAAAATAGCAATCAATGTCATAGGGCGAATGTTTTTAGACAGCCATGAGTCGCTCATCATGTCTGCTTGCTGGCGCTTAGTTAGTTCTTGTTGCTCTGCAATATCGGCTTCAATCTTCTTAAAGTCTCCAGCCTGTTGCATCTGTAGCAGTTCTAACTGTGCTTTAGCTTTAGCTTCTGGATCTGGGAAGAATTTATCTACCAACTTCATCCCTACATCAAGGATTGCGCCTATTGGAAACATTATTTTCTCCCAATCTGAGTTTCGTTATCACCCTTTTTAACTACAACCTTATCGCCTTCAACCTGTACAGACATCGGGTCACGGTCTGCCATACCATCTAAGCGAGCAATAAGCTCTTTCATAATCTCAAACTCAGGCTTGTCTTGTTTTGGGTTAGCACCAGCTACTCCGTTAAGCATTGAGATTAACGCTGTCAAAGACGCACCGAGTAAACCCATAACGGCAGCCATCTTGCCTTCTTCAAGAACTACAGAAGCACCTACACCCATCGCTACAATAATGGTGATATAAATTAGCCCATGTTTACCGATAGCTTTGCCAGCTACTTCTTTAGCAGTTTCAATATACGTTTCTTTATTTTCCATGTTTTTAGGCTTTCATAATGTACGCAAGGGCGTAGTATGGAGGTAGGTTTTGGTTTGTACCGCTTACGCCAGTTGAAGTATTGGTTGTCGCTACTGTGATTCCTGTAACAGCAGAGCCTGTTGTAGAGGTCGATGTGCCTTGAGCAACGTCTCCACGAGGAGACTGACCATTGTTCGGGCTGCCGCCAAAAGAACTCATTGGAGATAACGGAGGATGAACATGGCCTGGGTCTGAAACAATAGATGTTGCAGTATGGGTGTGACTTACTACTACTGCATCTGCAGATCCGCCAGTTGCAGCTACAGCATAAGTAGAACCGGCACCAACAACAAAACGATCACGTAAATCTGGAGTGCCATTAGAGCCGTTACATAAGTACCAACCACTTGGAACAGACGCAATAGAGCCTGACCACATCAAAATTACCCCGGCAGGAATAATTGAGCGAACAAAAGCGGTGGTAGCCAGAGTTGTATTATTTGTACCTAGCGGTTGGGTTGTACCAGTAGTTGTAGATGAAATTGTTCCGCTACCGGTTAAGTTTGTAGCGTTGGTAGCGCTAGTTGCCGTAGCTGCGTTACCACCAATAGAAAGGCTTGCTGCAGTACCAGTTAAGCCAGTGCCAGGACCAGTAAACTGAGTTGAAGAAGTTATGGTTGTACCAGAAACTGCACCGAACACGCCTGTAGCGCCTGATACGCTACCCAATGAGGCCAAGTTGCCGCTGAAGTTACCTGTTGTACCAGCTATGCTTGCTGTTGCGCTCGCCCCGATTGTTGTGCCGTTTATTGAGCCGCCCGTAATAGCTACGTTGTTGGCATTCTGAGTAGACATAGTGCCTAGAGCGCCAGCTACGTTTTGCACGAAAGCTGTGGTTGCTATCTGGGTTGTATTTGTTCCAGCAGTTGCTGTCGGTGCTGTTGGAGTACCCGTAAAGGTTGGGTTAACAGAAGAAATAGCACCTGAGAACACAGCGGTAGAGCCTGATAAAGCGCCTGTTAATGTGGTTGTTCCTGTAACCGCAAGGTTGCCGTTAATGGTCTGGTTGCCTGTAGAACCTGTAGATGTTGGGTAAAAGTTAACTCCGTCACAATAAACAGAGGTTGTAATGCCGTTAGGGACAATCACACCTGTACCAGATAAGCCAATAATCTGCACCCCGAAGCCACCAGTAGTTGAGTTCTTGATGATGTAGGTCTTTTCAACCAGTGGGGCAATGACGCTACGCTGAGTAGATAGGGTGCCAGTTAAGACTAAAACTTGGTTTCGTGCCTCATCTACTACACCGTTAAAGTTAGACAACGTGTAGTTTGCATCAAGCATGGAGATATTAATAACCCCCGTGATAGCTTGTTCTACCAAAGCGCCTAAGTTGTTATTGGTAGTTTGACCCCAGATACCTGACTGGTCGCCATCGCCAACTAACTCTAAGCGTAGGGTGGGTGAGAATGTACTTGCCATGATTTAATCCTTAACCGTAAATGCTTGGGCCTGCAAAATTAACGCCCGCGTTTGCTTCGTATCCTGAATTAAACCCGCCCTGTGCTTGGTTCATTGGGATGCCACCGTCACTCCTACCTTGAAGCAATTTATTCAAGTAGTAAGTGTTGGCAAGATTGCTGATGCCGCTCAATCCTTGGTTAAACGCGTTTGCCCCGCCAACAATACCCGCCGCTTGAGCGTTAGCACCGCCTGTCAACGCATTGGTGGCGTTGGTGGCGTAATTGCCATAGGCTGTTGCAGACGCGTTGCCATAGTTGCCGTACATACCCGAGATGCCTTGAGAGGCTGCGCCAGTAGCACCCAAAGCAGACGCTTGGCGATTGTTTAACGACGTGCCATAGTCACCATAGGCTTGCTGCCCCGCTGCGCCATACTGCGCCCCTGCTTGACCTGTAAGCGATGCTGCGTTTAGACCTTGGCTTGATAACGAAGCAAAAGGCGATAGCGTGTTGCCCCGCATAGTCTGAAACCGATTAAACGCGTTGTAGACAAAACTTGGCCCGTTACACGCCACCATCAAATGAATGCCATCGTCGGTCATTGACACAGGGCCATCATTGGCGACCGTGCCAAGCGCTGTAATGGTGTACTCGGTGTCTACCTTGTACAGCGTATTGCCCGACACGACGTACATATTATTGTCAAACGTCCACAAGCCCCGCACGGGGCCAGTACCAACTGGTGTAATCAGACGCAAGCCTGGAGCCCTGTTTAAAAACGCGGGTTCCTGACCTCCCTCGGCGACCACCTCGGGGAACAAGTTGATCATACGGTTGTCGGCAGCGTTGACGCTGCGAGCCGTGTATGCGGAGCCGAGGATAGGCGACTTCATCAATAATTACCGGCAAAGATGTTGAACCGTTGACGCGTCGCAACAATCGAATAAGGCAACGACATAATATCGTCAGGGTTGTTGATGCGTTTCAAGTTGCGCTTAGAGTACATGGCGATGCGCGACACTTGGGGGCTAGGCTCGACACCAAACTCAGGTGCAATTTCACACGCCAAGTTGTAACGGAATGCGCGAAGGTAGCCTGGCGGGAACGCCAAGGGCGTAGACAACAACGCGGGGGTAGTTAGTTCTTGCACCGACACAATGTGCCATTCCAATACCTTGGTGGGCACCGGATAGACGGTCATCGTAATGTCGGGGTAAGTCATGTTGACAAACATGACTTGAGGGTAGGTTGACGTCACGGTCTTGACCGCAATGCCGTTGTACTGCTGCTGGTTGACTAGCTTAATGCCAAACGAAATGTTAGATGACGGGTCACGAAAGTAAGTCGAGTCATCTACTAAAATAGGGCGGTTGCCTACAAAGTCGCCCGTGGGGCCAAGAGTGCGGGTGGCAAAGTTTGGCAACCAAGAGAAGACTTGGTCTTGCGTTGAAAACACCGACAAACGCTCGGTGTTCCATGAGTCAATCATCTGATTGAGTGCGGCTAACGCGTCGGTAGCGGTCGCAGCCGACGGTTCTTCACCTTCAGCCAGTTGACCGATTAGGCGTAACGCCCCATTGATTTGATCACCGGCTGTGGTTGTGGTCATGCCTACTCCGTTTTACGACGTCGTTTTAACTCGTTTACAGGCGCAGCCTCTTCTGCTGGCG